AACGCCGCTAAGTTCCTAAACGTCACGGTGGACCCGATTCTCCAGATGTCCACCGCCGCCCTGAAGCACGGCTACAAGGACGCCGCCTTCTTCGCTGGCCTAGGGTACATGAACGACAGGGAGCGTGGCATGGTTGGAGGTGCCGCCATGGGCATGGTTTGGGGCGGATACAGCGGTGCCGTTCGTCATCTATGGAGCAACATCAACGGCTTCGTACAGCACGATAGGTTCATCAAGGACTTTGACGAGCGTCTCCTCCCCAAGTTGGAACAAGGCTGGAGCCCAGATTTTGCCGCTTTCGCACGCAAAGTCGTCGCCGACGCAGACCTAGGCAAGTCCAGCAAGACTTCTGCAAATGCTAGGATGGTCCTTCAGCAGATGCACCTCATGCTTGACGCCAAGCAGAAGAAGCAGGTCATCGCAGGCACCCTCCCTGCACCAGAAATGGCAAAGGTCCTCGCCGCCCGTGGCGTCGACAACCCGATGCGTTACCTTGACCCAAGTGCAAAAGGCCAGTTCAGCCTAGTGCGTGACACGAGCGGTAACATCATCCCGCTAATCTGGCTTAACCCGCAAAAGTACAGGCCTGCCGACTTCGGGCACGAAGTCTTGTCCCACATGGCAATCTGGAATCTCCAGACCCGTGGGCAACTTGGCACGCATCTGATTGAGTTCTTTGGGATTAAGGAGAATGAAGGTGCCATTACCGACGAGAAGATGACTGAGGTCGCTCTGCGTATGTCCCTTGAGGAGGCCCTCAACAGGAAGCAGAACATGACCATCGAGGAGGCAAGGCAGGTCGCCAACGAAATCTTCAATGCAGACGCAGATACCGTAGGTAGCCGTAAATACTTTGAAAGAGCGATTAAGGAGTTCAGGTCTGCTACGAATTTCAACCATTTTCACCAGACTATCGACATTAACGGCGAGCAGGTTCCTGCCATCTACGCCTCGACTAGGGGTGTCAAGGGAGAGCGTCAGTCTCCCATCCAATACATCTTTGAGGAGTTCATTGGTAAGCATGCTGAAAACATGTTTATCCACACCAACCTTCAGGACCTCGTCCTTTCCGCAGAGGACAAGCCGCTCAGGATGTACTTTGAACGCAAGTACACCGAGCGTCTTGCGAGGAACCAGACCGAACTAGAACTTGCTGGCGTCATCGCTAAATACGGTGCACCCTTGACCAAGGACGGTAGGCCTACCATTCAAGCCATGATTTACGACGACGGCGTCTACTACAGACACCCCGCCATGGACAACGTCCTCAAGAACATGCTTGAGGCCGCTAGGTCCGTCAACGATGGCCCCATCAGCAACCTTTCTCCCGAGATGCAATTGGCCGTCGCCAAGAAGCACCGCAAGGAGTTCCTTTTCAACATCCGTGGCAATGGTGCTACGCTCAAGGGCGAGAAAGAACGCAATGAGATGTCAGCCAACAACGCCAAGGGTGCGTTTGAGGTCATCGACGCCCTGCCAGAAGAACTGAAGCCCAAGATTACGGTAGATGAGCACGGCAATAGGTCCGCCGACGTCTACACCATGAAGGACGAGGTCATCGACGCCATGGTGGATGGAGGATTCTTGGACCCAGAGTCTGGCCGTGTGGCCAAGGTGTTCAGGGATACCTACATGCAGTACGAGTCCAGCGGTTTCGCCACTGGCAACCTCGTGTACGGCATCAACATCGGCGACAGCCACCGCACCTCCGTCGGCAACCTGTTTAAGCGTATTTTCGGAGACGATGTGCCAGCCACAAACAGGGTGTTTGTCCCGTTTGAACTTAAGGTCTACCTCAGGACTACGGACGGAAACGGCAAGAACCTCAGGGCACCTAGGGGTGGCTTTACGGCCACCGTGATGGACTACACGGCCATTCACCGCAGGCAAATCAAGACGTGGTCCCGTGCTGACGTAAAAGCCCTCTGGTCTAATATCGGAGAGTTCAACGCAGACTTCCATGAGTATCTGTTGAACTTCCTGAAAGACCCTGCCAACCGTGTCGACTCTGCCACGTTGTTTAGGCCTAAGTTCGGAGCGGACGCAGAAAAGGTCAGGGACATCATGTATGAGACCTTCGGTGCCAGCAAGAGGAAGGACGAGTCGTATTTCAACGCCCCTAGGGAAGGCTATTTCAGCAGTCACGAGAATCCGAACTTCCCGATTCATTCGCTGAAACTGGAGAACCTTATCGGCGTCGAGCGAATCTCTGCCGCACCGTTCCCCTACCACCATGGCAGGTCCTACGAGCCGCTTAGGCGTAACAAGTCCGTCGCTGGCTTTGAGGAAATCTCGGCCAACATGTTCGGCAACGGGCAGGGCTATAGGGTAATCCGTGAACGCAACAGCGAGTCCAGCGGATGGAAGGTGTTCAGCCCATTTGGAGGCCTTGTTGGAAGGTACAGGGACAAGGACAAGGCGTTCAAGGCGGCTCAGAAGCACCTTCGCAAGGACATGGACCCAGCCGACGTGCTGGCTCTCCCCTCCGACGAAGAGTGGTCCCAGATGAACAGGCCAGAAAGGCTGAAGAGGATTCAGGAAGACAAGTTAAACTATCAGCAGTCCAAGATTCTCAAGGCAAGGGGGAGCCTGTCCGTGGATGGCGTGAGGGAAGGCGGCATCGGCATTACCCTTCAACGTAACGAAGCCTCCGATTTCGTGAGGAAGATTTCCGACCCTAGGATGATTGGCAGGGGAATGAGCCTTCTTGATTTTTACCCTGAAAGCGAAAAGCAAAAGTTCAGGCAATACGCCATCAGCAACGGACTGCCTGAGAGATTCTTTGAAAGCATCCGAATCAGGCAAGACGACATGCCGTCCGACAAGAGGAAGGTGGACTTTGCCTTGCTTGGCTCGCCAATGGAAATCACTGAGCACAAGTCCGACTCACTCCCCACCATCACTTTTGACAAGGCGTTCTTTGACGTCCTGTCGCAGGAAAAGGCCAATGAGGTGTTCACTGGCCTTATGGAGTCTCACCTGTCCAAGGTTGCACGCTCCTATCATGACGGAAACCTTTTAACCTCGTCGGTAGTCAAGAGGGTGGACAGTCTCTCCATCCAGAACAGGCCGATTCAGCAGTCTATCGCAGAGGGGTGGAAGTTGCTTTCTGACGCAAGGCTTGAGGGTAAGGAACTCCCGAAGGAATACAAAGCGGCATACGACGAAGTCGTCGCCAGACACGAGTGGTGCGAGGACGCAAAACAGCCTAGGTGGGAGCAAATTAGGAATTCTTCCAGCAACACCGAAATCAAGAAACTTTTTGATGAAGCATTGCTTGAGGGCAACAGTTCCGTCAGGCAAGCAGCCGTCAACAAACTGGACAATGTGTTTGGCGGAATTTGGAACAAGGCTGAGCACAAGGCCGTAATCGAATCACTCAGGCAACTTAACTTGGTCGATAAGGAAGGCGTAGCCGTGCCCGTTGTGAACGCAGGAGGCCTCACCGTATTCATGTCTCCGAACATGGATTACTCTAGGAATGCTAGGGTTTTCAGGAAATTCTTAGAGTCGCTTCCCGAATCCAAGAGGGCTGATTTCCTTTGGGTGGCCAAGGAGGCATTCAATCACACCCTCCATCAGCAATACAGCGACGTCCAGTACTCAGCCTTGGGAATCGACTCCTCTGGAATGCTGGATGTTGGAGCAAATCCGAACGTGCGGACTGGCGGAAGGCAGGTCATGCCAGAGATTGAGCCGCTTGCTGGAGCGGCCAGAAGGTCTAACTTTGTCTCTGTCAGGTACGAAGGCGACGCAAGTCAGTTGGTGACTGGAGTCGGTATTGTTTACAAGGTTTACAATCTCAAGAGGGATTCAGTCAAGGGAGGCACAGAAGTCCCTACTGGAACCTTGCAAAACAATGCCAAGGCGTTGGCCCCGTTGCCCCCGTTCTCAGCACTGCCCAATACCATCGTCGACTATCTGACTGGTGCTAGGTTCGATAAATCCGAACTCCCAAACGTCGCCAGAGACCTTTCTTACATGCTGGTCTCTTCCGTCAAGGAGAGCGACCAGAACGTCGTAAAGGTATGGTCCCAATTCGCAAAAGACAATAGCCCGATGACCCTCGCACGGGGGCTATTCGACATTGCCTTGGATTCTGGCAATCAGGCTAGTTTTGAAATGGCCGTGTCGTTCAGGAAGTTGGCAATGGCCGCAGACGAAAACATGGCAAGGTCTAGGTTTGCTTCTAGGGGTTATGATGCGAACCACCCCATGTATCAAGCCGAGTTACAGGCCGCACCCATGCGTTATTGGCATGAGGCTGTCGCAGACCACAATACGGATGCGGCCTCCCTTTGGGATGTCGGCGGAGAGAAGACTCTCATCGAGTTGCATTACGAATATGGCACCTCGTCCGAGTTCCACAGGCTGTTCGGTTACAATGCCGAAGCCCTGACGAAACGTGTCGGAGCAAGCAGGGCTCGCCAGAAGAAGTTCCACGCCGCCGCAGAACAGACCTACAAGAGGAGTTTCTCCATGGGTGGCGTTGATGACCTCAGTCCCAGCAGGCGTGAAGAGGTCATTCGTTCTGGTTTGGCCAAGGAGATTAAGTTCGGCGGAAAGAACCTGCTCGTCTTTGAGTTCTCCGACGCAGACGCTTACCTCGACCTGTCTTCCGTACAGAACAAGCCCCACTTGTTGCCTTTCGCTGGCATGCCCGACGCAGAGCAGGCCTTCTCTGATTACGCATTCGAGGTGAAGCGTAGAGCGGCTGACCCGAAGTCCGAAAAGTACATCCCCTTCCACAAGCAAATCGGGAAAGACACCACCCTAGGAAAGGTCTTCGGCCACGAGACCATGTACTACTACTACCCCGAAATGCGGGATGTCAGGGTACGATGGGTCGATGGTCATGGTGGCTACGCCTCTACCCTGCCCGACGGCGAACACATTATCGAACTTGGCATCAGGTCTTTCGCCAACTCGGAACTGAACATGAAGAACGACCCAGAAGGTCTTATCTTCAGCGACCCTCAGTCCGCCACCGCCAAGCATATCGCCCAGAACCCGCTTGCGTCCATCATCCTGCATGAGGCACAGCACGTGCTCCAGTACAGGGCCAACATGGACAGCGAACATGGCCATTTTAACCAACTGAACAGGGAGATTACCATTGGTCACTTTGCCAACCTTCTTGGCCTGAGGACTAACTTCGCCGACGGCGAGGCCATTGGCAAGGCCATGAAGTTCAACTCCATCTGGTCTGACGCAGACATCACCGCTACCAAGGACATCAACACTCTGGCCAGCAGGATTGCACTGGCCAAGGAATCCCCCGTCTTCAGGGAACTTAGCGGAAACGCAAGGCCCCTGCTTAAGACAGCCGTCCGCAACCTATCGGCTTTCGTGGCCGCTGAGGTTGATGCTGGCAGGATGGACGAATCCCTCTCTCGCAGGATGCTTGCCCTAGATAGGGCTCAGGACGGCGTGCAGAATGTCCATGACGCTCTTTCCACGTACACGGAAATGATGGCGGTAAGGGAGGAACTCAGGAGCAAGTACCCGAGTTATTCCGCAAACATGCACTTCGACGTGGACTTCAGGGCGGCTACCTCTGCCCTTGGCCTCGTCAGGAGCGTGGTGGCCATCGAAAAAGCCACGCCTCAACAGCGTAAGTTGCTTATTAGGCAGGCGTTTGATGAGTTCATTGACTTGGATTACATCATGGCCCCCTCCGAAAGAATGGCCCGTGAGACCGAGAACAGGCGAATGCTCAGTCAGGAGGAACTCGCAAAGACTCCTAGGACCTATACCACGGACGCCCTGCCTCAGGGTTCTGTCCTTGGCATCATTCAAAGGGCCATGGATTCGTCCACGGTGGAAACGACAAAAGGCCTGATGGAAAAACAGACCGCCTCCCTTGACGCATTTGAAAAGGACGGGTATGTGAGCCCCATTAAGACGGTCATGATGTCCATCGGCGGCATCGAAGGCAATGCCACCGCAGACAACACTGCGTTCACGTTGCTCGGCAAGATGTCGCTGGCTAGGTTCTTCCTTTCAAAGGCCAGCACCGAATACACCAACATCAGGAGGTTCTTCGTCCAGCAGAAGGGCTGGGAGGTAGTCGACGGCAAGATGACGCTGGTCACTGGCAACTACGTGGTCTCTGGAGATTTTGATTCAGCAGTCAGGTCATTGGCCAAGAAGTTCAGGCCCGATTCCGTGGAAGAAGGTGAGCGTACCGCCTACGCTCTTGGCGGCATTGCCAAGGAAAGCGGAACCTACACCATTGCAGACATTGCTGAAATCGCAGGAATCAAGATTGAGTCTGAAGACATCCTGAGCCTCGGCAATTCCGTCATGGATAAGGTCGCCAGCGATGAATTTCCGCCCGTATTCACGGTCAAGGAAATCAAGGGGTTGCTTGGTGACTACAATCAGGAATCGGCGTCCGTCGTCCTGCTTGACTACGTCGTCGAGAGGATGAACCCAGACAGGGTGCTCACGAAGAACGACCTGCTTAACATCATGGCGTTCAACCATTCCGACATGGAGATGCTTTACAACGTGTCCGAGATGAACATCGGCACAAACAGGGCAAAACAAGTCACTGGAAGGCCAGTCACGAAGGAGATGAAGATGAGGGTTCTCAAACTTTACCCTCAGCAAGTCAGGAGCAAGATTGTCAGGATTCTTGAAGCGTCTCACGATGGCAACCACGGCAGGCCGTTCTATGGCCGTGGCAAAGACTACAAGTACGGAAGGTTTAAGGTACATGGAGGACAAATCACTTTCGAGGCACCTCATTTCAATGATGCGTTGTCGGCTGGAATTCCGCCTGCGGACGTAGCCGCATTCAGGGAGAGGCTGGCTAAGGGAGTAAGCCAGAGAATCGTCCAGCACAGCGTCAACATGACGAAGAACGAGGCTTATGAAATCGCCGCAAAGATGAACGACAGGATGGTCAGGCTTTCCATCCTGATGGAGCCTGTCATGGAAAAGGCCTATGAGTTCGTAGTCCAGCAGAACAACAGCAGTCCAGAAAGGGCCAGAATTCTGTGGATGTCCATGATGGAGGACGTCGAAATCGCCGCCCTTAGGATTGCCTTCTCCGACCAGTACTCTGGACAGAAAGCAAACACCATGGACATCTACGCTAGGGTTGGCGGGATGGAAGGCACGGTCAACGCCACCGAGCAGGCCGCACGTGGCCTCCAGAGAGTCTTCGGCGAAACCTCGCCAGCGGCTAAACTTAGGGAATCTGGCGGCATGAACCAAAGGGGTCGAAGCACGACCCACCCAGTCAGCGGACTCATGCCGTCACTGCATATGCTACATGGCAACTTCTTGTTTGGTAGCGTTCCAGCGGAAGGATTTGCAAGAGTGGAGTCAGGCGTAACCGTAGCCCCCGCTCAAGCCATGCACCTCAAGGAGAGGAAGTATCTTGGCATCGTCTCCGAGGCCAACATGTCCAATCAAGACACTGGCGGTGGCCTTACTGACTACCTCACTGGAGCCCAGCACGCCCTGACCGAGCAGTTCAAATACGTCCATGGCAACTGGAGCGACGGCGACATGGGTGGCGTCATGGGCAGAATGCGTGGCTACGTCGAGGCTGTCTCCAAGAGGGCCGAAAACACGGCGGACATGAAAGAAAGGCTTTTGAGGGTCCAGACTGGCCTCAGGATGAATGAAAGCAGACAAAACCTCATTGCGGGAGAATGGCAGGGCGAGCAAATTTTCAAGAGAGTGGACGCCCTGATGGCGGATGGCATGTCCCAAGACCAAGCGTTTGCCAGCCTTCTGAACGAACTCGACAGGAGAATCGAGATGGCGAAAGCCGACGAAGCGGACCTCGCCGACATCTTGACGATGCAGTTGGACTCAGTGTCCTTATTTGCGGCCAACCATGGTGCGGTGATAGCGGACAAGAACGGCATGCCTAGGCACCGTGGCGGAGACGAAGCCCCGATTGAGGTAATGACCCCTCATAGGTTCGTCATGAACTCTTCAGTTCAGGCGGCTGGAACCTCAGCAATCCAAATCAGGGACAAGACCTTCGTAGATGTCGACCTGTCCCTTGCCGAGCCAGACCAGCCTACCTCCGTCGTCGTTCCTGCGATTGGCGTCGAGCAAGGCATGCCGTCCGCCGTGCAGAAGCAGATGAACATGACGGCACACGCCATCGAGGGCGTGATTACTGGACTTATCGGCTCCGCCGTGAAGCGGGACGAGCAAATGGTCCTGTCTCCGCTCAGGCAAAACCCCTTGATGCTTGGTTATCTTGAAAGGCTGAATCCAGAAAATCAGGTAGCCCAAGGTGATGGAGCCGAAATGACCACTAACGCTTACTCCGTTATCGGCGGTCAGATGTACGCAAGCCACAACACGTTCGTGTCATACCATGACATGATGACGGCTGGAAGCCGTGACCTGCTCAGGTTCGCCACGGATAACCTTCGTGACCAAATCAACACGGACTACCAGACGGGTGGCATCTTCGGCAGTCCTGCAATGACCCGAAACGCCTTCCTAAGCGGTAATAGGCTGAATCACGGCGTCCTTGGCCTGATGATTGCTCCTTACCTGCTGGCACATGATTCGCTCGGCTTCCCAGTCACCTCGGGCGAAAACATCTTGCACAGGTCTCGTGGCATCAGGACCGAAAAGTTCCTTGAATTGGTCGAGATGGCCAAGGAGGCCGACATGCGTGACCAGACCAAAGCCGCCGCCTTCAACTCAAAACTCACCGAGTGGATTGGCGGAATGGATGCTGGTTACCTACAGCGTCTTCTCTATGAGTGCTCTAGTGCCTCCGTAATCGACGGCGTCGTCCTCAGGATGAACATGCTCCAGATGCACGTCTTGGCCTCGGAGCACCCGACTAGGGCTGACAGGCTGAACAAGGCCAATGAAATGGGTGCCATCCATGGATTTGACGACTTTTTTGGCGACAGTGGGTTGTACACAAGCGACGGGCTCAAGGGCAAGCACCCTGAAGTCAATCGCTACATGCACGCCAGAATCAAGGAGTCGTCCCTGAACCCCGACATGTGGCGGGGCGTGTTCTTCGGCCTAGCCGCCGCAAAGGAAATCGAGACCCGCAGGCCCAGCCTTCACCCCTATGTGGGGCACGGCAAGGTCAGGAACAGGTCAAAGGTGTACATGCAGGGCGAAGAGACGCTGGTTTATGGAAGGCCGATGCCTTCCCATAGGAGAAGCACTTCCGACGGCCTCGACGTGGATTCATTCCCTGTCGATAGGTACGACTCTGAGTCTGGCTTCGGCGGTGCGTATGGCACGACGAACAAGCGTAAGAGCATCGCCCAGACCGACATATTCGGCCTTGTGGCAGGCAATGAAAGCACGAGAACTCACCTACAGAGTGAGACCCCCGTCAGCCTGTTCGATGCCATCGGACACCATGTAGACTCCGTCCGTCAGGCGATGCCGATAGACGTAGAAGGAACCTCGTCTGGAGTTAAGGACGCTTGGTATACGACAGACGTCAGCGGTAGTGTCATAACCCCCTTCACGGTAGGGACGGGCGACAGGACGTCCAATGTCACGGTGCAGACCCGCAAGCACCCGATTGGCGTCGTATCTAGGCGTAAATTACTTGTGAACAGGCTTGCCGCCGCCGCAGAGCAACTTGGCTCTGCCGAGGTTTCCGTACAGCCAGCCCGATTCACCTCCTCGAAGCGTGTTCAAGCCACGTTCAAGGGAATTTCCACCAAGGACAGGAGGGCCGAGATGTTCTACGAGCAGGACAATGTGGCCATCGCCTTCAGCGGACAGTCCTTTGTTTCCGCAAGGTATTCGGAGAGGGACAGGCCCAGCCTTGGGTTTGCATGGAAGCGTCTCGAAGACGGACGCATCATGCTGAACATCTCGCCAGATACCAACATTGGCGGCTATCTGGACCTCACGAACGGCACCGAGTACAACACCCCGCTAGGGTTTTCGCATAGGCGTACGCTGGGATGGGACGTCGAATCTGGCATCCTGACCCCCATGTCTCCTCTGGCGATAATCAGGAGGTTCGCCTCGATTAGGGACAACAACCCTGTCGCAAGCCGTGCGGCCTCGCACATGGATTTCATCGACCCAATGGTAAGGGCTCAGTACGAGGCCAGTGCCAAGGCTACCGCACAGCGTGTCTATGGAGGCTCTAACATCAAGAGCATGTCGAAGCAGTTACTCTCCAAATACGGCGGCAAGGGAGATGCTATTTATGACGCTTACCAGAGAATCATGAGCGGCGACAGGGTCATGGACTTTGACGACTTCACCAATGAAGACGCCAAGATTGCTAGGGTTCTTGCCATGGCAGAATTCTCCTCCATGGCCAGCCCTGAGGACGGATATGTCTCTGTCATACTCCCCGCTAACGCCACAATGGCGGACATTCAGCATGCGTTCTTCACTCAGGTAGCACACAACGGTCTCCTTCTTACCAGCGAACGATATGGCCAGAACCAGAAGAACGGAACGTTCAGAAGGGGCGGCTCTGGCTTGCCAGCGGACGGAAGCCCGCACCTGAACGGTTTTGCCACCACGAGCGAGATTGCGTCAGTCAAGTCGGCTATCGACAACTATCTCGCCATCAGAATCGACAATAGGGCCGCAACGAAGGCACGGCCTTCCGATTTCGGCTATGCGGATACTGGTGCACAGAAGGGCACTTCGACGACCACACAGAGCATCCAGATTTCAGCCCAAAGGTATGGCCTTCTCATGCCGTCAGTGTTTGCAGACTTGGGTAAGTTGCATGAACGACTGACGTCTTCGGAGGGCGGATACTTTATGCCCGACGTCGAAAGGTCCATTGCACTCAACGGAGACAGGTCCGCAGTCATCGACCTTATCATGCCCAACTCCCCGCACCTGCAAAGGTATGCTTGGGACGCACAGGGCAAGGCCAACGTCTCTATCATCAGGAAAAGCGACAAGAGTGGATACCTCGTCGGCCACGACGTCGTCAGCGGCGTCGACAAGGCAGGCAACCCGATTAAGACCCGAAAGGTCTCCTCGTTCAGGACCGAAAGCGAAGCAAAAGCCCACGCAGACAGGGTTTCTCAGGGAGGAATCGAAGCGGAAATTCCTTCAATCTTGTTCAGGGAGGGCCAATTCAGGCTGGAAGACATCGACCCTTCCCTTGCCCACAGCCGCACAAGCGGCAAGGCTGACGTCAACGCAGGCCTCAAGTTCAACCCAGAGTTCGTCTCTGACGTTGCGGAGACTTACGACGGCAATGAGAAGAACATCTTCACAGCCGATGGCACCTACTTCGTGGGCAACGTCGACAAGACGTTTGCAAGCCGTGCTGAGGCTAAGGCCGCTCAGGAAATGCTCCTTAGGACTGAAGCCATCACTGGCAAGGCACCGTCTAGGGACAGGATTAACCTGTCGGTGGGCGATGTCGGCGTGTATGAGCATGACATCCGCCGTGGATTGCAGTTCGCAGTCGGAGGTTCTTACATCCAGTTCGCCCCCAAGGCACTGAGCATCCTCAGGACGGCCATGGTTCCGATGATGGAGCGTAACAAATCTGGTGCACTCAAGAAGGTCAAGAAAGCGGTCGACATTGCGACTGGCAACGAATGGTACGAGATGTTCATGGAGAATCAGGTGTCCAAGGCCGAGATGCGTGTCTTGGGTCTGGCCGAGTTCCTCTACGACCACAAGGAGCACAAGATTACCAAGCAGGAAGTCGCCAAGTTCATCTGGGCCATGTACCCGACCACTGGACGCCTCAATCACGAAAAACTACAGACGCCCTATGTGGGCAATGTGACCTCCCCTACCGTCGCCATCAGGTCCGCCGCACACAGGCTTCTGGCCGAACGCAACAGGCACTTGAAGACTATTGAGGCCGCAATCGAATCTGCACCAGAGGACCAGAAGGGCGAGATGGTCGCCTATCTGGCCAACATCCGCAAGATGCACGATGATGCTCTCAAGTCTGCACTCGAGCAATTCTACGAAAAGGACAGGGCTGAGGCGATTGGTTCGAGGCCTGACCTTCTTGAAAACGCATCCGACATCAGCAGGGATGCCCTGCCAAAGCGTCAAACCGTAGACATGATGCTTAACGATTTTAGGAACTTCGACGCCATCACTGAGCCAGTCATGGCAACGTACAGGCACCTGTTCAATGACGCCTTTGCTAGGGCTAGGCTGGAGGCATCCGCCCGTCTCTCAGGATTCGACCTAGCCATCGCCGATTTTAGGACCTCGGACACCACATTGAACGAGATTTCAAACTGGGGTCTGGCGATGAACACGTCTTATCATGGCTCTAGGATTGAGCCTCCGCCCATGAGACAGGTCACTGGCAAGGGCGTTCAGAACCAAGTGACGCAGGCCGACGCATCTGCGTACGGACTTCAGCACGTCGACTCCGTCCCTGATTATGTCGGATACACCAGCGGCATCGGCTCCTACCGATGGGATACCTTGTATACGGACTTGGAAATCCAAAAGGGCGAAAACTACGTCCGTAGCCTCAAGGATATGGCCAACCTCGAGTCCGACCCAGCCAAGAAAGAGGCCCTGTTGCGACAGCACAAGTCTGCTGAGCGTATCATGTCGGTCAGGAAATCTGCGAAGTCGGCCACAAGGAACAGCGGCCATAAGAACACCCCGACTGGCACCATGCAACTTGGCCATGCACGCCACAGCGACGTCATCGTGACGGCGTATCATCGTGCCAACGCACCCATCGCAGAGGTCGCAAGTTCGCTGAAACTCAGCCGTGATACCATCGCAGTGCTTGGCATCGAGGAACTTCAGTCGGACCCATACCAAGGCTCCACCTTCGGCCCTAAGCAAAACGCCATGCTCGGCTCCACATTCGAGCAAGTCGAAGCCACGTCCCTAGTAAGTGAGTTCAGGCTGGTGGAACAGAAAATCGCCGACAAGGAGAACGCTAAGGCCAACATCTCCGCACCGCTTGCGTACCTCACCCACAGCACCAAGCAAAAACACAGAGACGCACTGTATAACTTCATCGCAAGGTACGAATGGGACAACGGAACTCCGCTGTTCAGGTATCTGATTGCAAAAGATTACCTTAGCCAAAACAACGATACCTCGGTCACTTTCGACCACGGGGTTCGCCACAAGATAAGCAAGGAAGTTCAGGAACAGTACGGCATAAAGGAAGATTACGTGCCAGAAGTCGTGTTCGACTTAAACTATGACGGAGGCGTGCACATGATTCTGTTTGAGAAGATTCATGAGGACTCGCAGGGCAACATGTCTCCGATAGAGTCAGACCTGTATTCCCTGCTCTACGGATACGGCAACAACGAGCACGCTGGACTTGTCGGAACCTCTACGAGAGCGATGTTCAGGTATTCAAGCAACACTAACCCGCATGGGTTGGCCACGCTTGTTGCAACTGTCGGCCTGCAATTCAACAAGGAGTTCATGTCTAAAATAGACGAACTCGGCCAGTACTATGAGTTGGACATGGATAGCGTTGAGAGGCCTCCCGTAGACTACGACAAGGTGGCGATGGAAAGCCTGCTAGACTTTAGGCGTAGGGTCGAGAAGGCCACTCCCGATTCACTGCCTAGCGGTCACCCAATGCGTGCAAATCATATGCTTTTCAAGCAGTGGAAGTCCACAACCCTGAGAGCCGTCAGATACCTTGAACTCGCTTACTACGAAGAAGGCTCCCAAATCGTTGACTTCAAGAACAAGCGTACCTCGCCGCATGTGAACAGGGGTGAATACCACACCGCCGATACGCCTGAACTCATGGGAAGCAAGATGCCCGTCATCCTTTCTGTTGCCCGAATCAATGAATACGTTTCTTCGGCAGCATCCTACAGTAAGGAAAAGGTTACCATCGCCCAAGCCGCTCAGAACGCCAAGAAGATACTCGACAGAATCAATGCGGGGGTGGGGCATAGATTCCTTGAACTCAGGCCTGTGCATCAGGTTGCCTTCGACCTCAGGTTGCGTGCCCAGATTCTAGGCATGGAGCCGTCTGCTTTCGTCGACCACTTGGACAGGACGAATTACCCAGACAGCGACTGGCCTACTGGCTCGGTGACCAAGGAAAGGGCTGAAATCATGCGACTGACGTTGACCGAACCAGACAAAGTCACCGCCGAACAATTAGAACAACTTGACGAATCAGGCCACAAGTTGCTCAGGGTCACCGACGTCGACTTGGATTCGACCAGCGGATACGCATTGTCGAGGTCTAGGGTCTCCCAGCCTTCGCATGCTAGGACTATGCTTGGACGCATCTTCGAGAACAACGCCCCAGCCATCATCAATACGTACCTTGGCCACACGCCAGACCCTGAACTGGACGGGCTGAAAGCAAGGTACAACGAACTCAAGGCCAAGTTGGGCGACTCTATCGCAGGTGAGTTTGATTACCCAGACACTATCCCGCTAGGCGAAGACAATGCCTACCGTGGCGTCATGACCAATTGGTACGCCATGAGGGCACTCCAGTCCAGAAAGGACGCACTTGTCGTCATGGACGCACGTCACCACAGGGCACGCTACTCGTCTAACAGCAACTTCGTCACCCTGTATAACCTCGGCGGCGGCATACTCGCACCTATTCATACTGGTAGCATGAAGAAGCGTCAGATACTCGCTGTCGGGTATATGCTTCATGAAGCCAAGAAGCAAAAGACACACGGCGGCTTTATCGAGGCCCTGCATGCTGGTCAGTTCCCTGATGCCTTCTTGTCTGGTCAGGCATCTATGGAATGGAACGGCGTGAACAACAACTTCAAGACTCACATGAGGCTTGCGGCCAATGAAATCGTGGCCCAGATGCCCGAACTCACTAGGGACTCGAACACCATGCTTATCAACGCCGTGGATACCTTGATGGACTTGGTGCTCCTCGGCGACAACAGGTTTGGAAACGACGAAATCAACAACTTGAACAAACTCATCGCCTCTGTCCGCTCTGGCAGGATGACAAAGGAAAGGGCCATCCAAGCAATCGAAGGCATGACCGACGGCAAGGACATCGCCAAGCGTGTCTTCACGCACTTTGAGAAGCCTCAGGGCGTCATCATGAACGTCCCCATCGGACGCACGCATGGCTACGCCACCAACTACGGTGCACCCCTGTGGCACAACAAGTTGTATTACTCTGGCATGCAGGACACCCTTATCAATCAGGTGTCCCACGACGCCTTTGAAATTCCTGACGTCAGCATGCGTGACGGAAAGTACGTCGTCACGGACAAGAAGACGGGCAAGGTAATCGCCGAGGGCATCTCGTCGTTCGACGAAGCACAGGAGCGTGCGGCACAGAGTGCCAAGTACCTCGGTGCGGTCCCCATCGTCTCGAACTTCCTCAAGACGTTCGGCAAGATGGGGGGCTACGCCATGGAGGGCTTCATGATGGCCACTAACAAGAATGAGTCCCAGACGTCTCAGGTCCTCGTGGACACCATGAAGCATGACCTGATTGCACCTTACACTGGGATGAGCAAGACTGCTGGCATGGCTGGTGCGGCTGGCATGACCCAAAAGATGGGCAGTTCTTTCGGCAACTTCCCGATGCCTGATGCCAATAGCATGCCCGTCGAAGGCACCAGTGCTGTCAATCGAATCGAGGCTAGGCACGGGGTGTTCGGCCCAGACATGTCCGAAGACACAGTCAACACCGCCCTTGAGCACGCCACGGCCTTGCACGCCATGGGAGTCAGGGCTGGAGCCGACTCCGAGCAGATTGCCGCTGGCTTGCACAGGCTCGGAGGCTTCACTGGCCCGATGCTTGTCATCAGACCCAAGTTCCCTACGGCCAACCACATGGCCGAAGCCAAGAAGGCCATCGTCCAAGGCATCCCCTTCATGTCCGTCAGCGGCGTGGACAAGCCTCAGGTAATGGCCAAGGAAGCCGCCAAGATGTACAAGTGGTACGCAAAGGGTGCCAAGAACCAGAACGAATATGAATCCAGAACCCAACTTAACTAAGACGCTTGAGGAACTGAAGGACGGAGGATGGATTGTCGCCATCCTCGGTGCCCTCGGTGCCCTCTGCCGATTGCTCATCAGCGACGAATCGTACCCATTGCTTATCTGGGTGCGGCGAATCGCCGCTGGTGGCATCCTTGGCGTCGTCAGTTACTTCGCCTTACACGGGCTAGTTGAGCCAATCTACGAGGCATGCACCCATTGCATAATCGGTGCCTTCTCGCAGGAGATGCTTAAACTGCTTCAGGACAAAGTGAAGAAACTGAAGGCATGAGGTACTTGCTCATGTTCCTACTGTGCGGGTGTGCTACCACGCCCCCGCCTGCCCCTGTCGTAGTTCAGAAAGACAACGGCAGGGATGCCTACGTGGACAAGTTGGAGCACGAGGCCAGCGAGGGTGCCGCCGCTGTGGCTGTGGCCAAGAAGAACGTGGAGGGCAAGGGCAAGCCCCTGCTGGACCTGACCGAGACTAGGCTGTCAGGCATCAAGAAGCCTACGGCTGAACAGGTGACTAAGTTTGAGGCCACGCTGGCCAACACAAAGGCGTTGGAGACGGAGCAGGCTAAGGCCAAGAAGGTGGACGAAGACACCACCAAGATGGCCAACCGCATCGCTCAAATCGACAAGGAGAACAACGAACTCAAGGAGAGCCTCAAGGCTATGGCCAAGCAGAAGGACTGGGACAAGGTCGTGGAGAAGTTCCTGCTCATGGCCATGGTGTTCGGGTTCGCTGGTGCGGCGTTCATCGTGGCCAACACCTTCATCGGCAAGGGACTCAAGGCAGGCGTCACCATGTTCATTCTCTCGTCCGTATGTGCGGCGACACCGTTCGTACTACAGGACATGATTGAGTCTTGGTGGTTCAAGTGGGCCTTCGGATTGTGCGTGGTGCTCGGCATGGCGTACGGCATGTATGCTGGTCTGCACACGCACAAGGAAGTTAGAACCCGCTTGCGTCCGAAAGACGAGCAATCACAGTAATCTGCGTGTAGGCTGTCGTGGCCTTCATGTATGTGTCGTGGGGTGGCTAAGCCTTAAAGGACCGTTTATCGGTCCGCCTCCACGGGCACAAAAAAGGGACCCGAAGGTCCCTGTGTTAATAGCGACTGACGTTATTAACGTTAGTTGTTGAGGGCCTTGAAGACGAACGAGATTTGGTCGAGCGTCTCCTTGGGCACCTGAACGAACTGCGGCTTCACGGCCTTGGCCTTGACGACTTTCTCGGGCTTCTGGCCCGTAGGGGTCAGATGCGAGACGGTCAGAGGCGAGGCACCGTTGTCCCGACAGAACTTCCTGAAGGCGACCTCACGGATGAGGGCGGCTCGCAGGAGGTCCGAGCGGGTGATGCCGTCTTGCAGACACTGTTCTTCGACGAGGCGAACGAGGTCCTTGGAAACCGCACAGGTCACGTTGACCTGACCGACGAGTTTCTTCAGTTCCTTGTTGTACCTCGGACGCCTGACCTTGCGTTCGGGGTGCTTGAGCCCCTTTTGCTTGGCCCAATGCGTCTGCATTGGCTGGGTGGAGCCCTCAACGTTGTGCTGGGGCGTGGTGTTTTCTTGCGGGTTCACGTATGTGCGTGTTCTGGGTGGAAAGGTTTTGGCCCTACTAGGAATCGAACCTAGATTAAGCGTTTAGGAAACGCCTGTCCTATCCGTTGAACGATAAGGCCAAAGTTGGTTAGAACGGAACGTCGTCGCTGGAGACGTCGGGCTTCGCAGAGCCACGGACGTCACGGATGGCGTCGAGGGAGGCACGGAGAGCGAGGTCTACGTCAGGGATAGGCTTGCCGTTGTAGGACTTCGGTTGCCATTCCTTGATGTACCAATCGAGCGAGTTCTTGGGCAGTTGACCAAGGGTCTGGCCCTTGTTCTTGCCGAAGTGCAGGACGGTGTTCAGGGCATCGAGAATGCTCGGGTCGCCGTTGTCCACAGTCTCAACCTTGGGCTCAGCCTTGGGCTTAGAGACGGGCTTGGGGGCCTCGGCCTTGGGCAGTTGGATGAGTTTAGGTGCAGGAATGGTGCGGGTTTCCCTGTCAGACTCTGCGTCATCATCAGCCGTAGCCAGATTTGCCACGGCGGCTATGGAGTACCTTCTCAAGTACGAGACCAAAGAGCCGATGTCCTGACCCTTGACGCCTTCAGCGACGGGCATGAGGATGGTGCGGGAGACGTATCCGCCATCCTTGTGGATGACCATGGTCTCGACGCCGACCTCGCCACGATTGACGCTGTTCGACACAGGGAACTGCACGATGGCGAGTCCATGCTGGGCGAAGATTGCCTTGGTGGCCGAAATATGGGCCCCGAGGGTGGCGTAGGCGTTCTTATGGAACGGGTTCTCGGCGTCTGCTACCACGTCACGGGTGCGGGCGACGGCTTCGGCGTAGGCCTTAGCGAATTCTGGTGTGATGTTCGTGCTCATTATTTGGTCTGGGTGGTGATGGTGAAGGATTGGCTGTCGTTGTTGACGTGGTTGATGAGGATGAGCCTCATGTAGTCGGCTCGGGAGATGCCGATTTTCTCGGCGGTCTCGGAGAGACGCTTGGAGACTTCGGGCGGGACTTTTACCCAGAGGAGTCTGGGCCTAGTCCTCATGAGGGTTCGTTCCTCGTCGGACTTACGTTCGTTGTTTGTTTTCATTTTGCGGGTTGGGAAAAGAGTTCCTTGAGGTGCTTGGTCAGTTCAGGGCCACGAACCTTCGGGTTCTTCCACGAGATGTAGTTCAGCCCAGTGTAATGGGACTGCCACTTGTGGCCGTAGATTTTCATGGCGTTGGAGAGCGAGCCCCACGAGGTGTAGCCTTCTTTGTACAGTTCGTTGCAGAGCCTGTAAAGGTTGTCATCGTTGGCGATGACGTGGGCCGTCCAGTAGGTCTCGTAGTTAGCCCAGCCATTGTAGGGCTGGTCTGGCACGGAAGGCTTGGTGATGTTCTTAGGAGAGTCCATATTAGTCTCTGTAGGTTTCGTTGATGAAGATGTCAAAAGACTGCCTGAGCCTGTCGACGCAGATGTCAGAATCCTTTTGCAGGTAGACTGGCTTCTTGCGGTATTCGGCTCGCTTGGCTTTGACGTAATCCTTGAGTTCAATCATCAACTTGCACAGGTGCTCGTTGAGGTTGTCTCGGCGTTTTTGTTGTTTCGTGCTCATGTATGTGTGTGTGGAAATTGGTGGGGGCCTTTCTCCCCCGATGGATTACTTTGCCTTGGCTTCGAGAGCCTGAACCTTGGCCGTCAGTTCTTCCAGACGCTCGATAAGGGCGTTGTGGAGGTGGATGACAGCAGAGGCCTTGCTCAGGTCGAGTTGGTCGAACTTGAAGCCCAGACCTTTGATGGTCGGGTTTTCGAGGTTCTGCTTCTCGGCCTTGATGACAGCGATTTCCTTTTCGAGGTCCTCGATGCGAGCATTGACGGCGTTGATGTTGATTTCGCTCATGCGTGTGTTGTTGGTTGGTTGTCGGTTATCCCCTGCGTAACAGGGGCGAGATAGAAAGTTGAATAGGTTTTGTAGGTTGATGCAACTATCTTTTGTAGTTTTTTACAGGTTCCTGTGGCGTCCACTTGTTCTTGGCGTACAACGACTTCCACATTTCCCGTATTCTTTCCTGCTCCGTGACCACCATTTTTCTTTCGATTGGGGTCAGCAGTTTGAGGCTCGGCTTGAGTATCTCTGGCCTACGCTTCTTCACTTGGCGGCTACACGCTCGAACAGGTCGGAGTCCTTGAGACGTGCGACGAAGGCCGCACCAGTTTCCTTGTCGTGGAAACGCTCTAACAAAGTCTCACCCGTGAGGTTTGTAGTGATAATCGTACTACGCTTGTGCATGGTACGCTGGTCCACGAGAGCGAACAGGCACGAGGCCATGCGGTCAGTCATCTTCTCCTTGCCCATGTCGTCGAGGAATAACAGCGGCACGTTGGTCATGTGAAGCATGGTCTTGTCCCAAGTGCTGTTACCCCACGATGCGGCGATGCGAGCCTCCAGTTCAAACATGGTCAGAAACAGGTACTTGTTCTTGTAAGGGTTCTCGTCCCACAGCCTCTTGGCAATGAACCAAGCCGTGCGGGTTTTCCCCCTACGAGTAGAGCCATGAATAAGCAGTCCCTTGCCTTGGGGATTCCAGTGAACTGCGGTATGCCACAGTTCACCAAGCCTGTCTGGCTGGGTGTCCTCAAACAGTTCTGGCATGGGGGTCTCTGGCTTGGGCTTCTTGGGCATGCCGTGGGACAGCACCATCTTGTTCCAATGCACCATGCAAGGGGTGCACAGGGTCTCGTAGATGGCTACGCCGTCCTCGCCGTACTCACGCAGGTGAGCCGTGTTGTTGCAGTTGAAGTTACGGCACAGAGGTGCTTCGCTCATGGCTTGGCCCTCTTGACGAGCAGGTCTACCTCGGCCCTGAGCCGAGAGAAACTCTCCCGCAGTTCGTGGAAGCGTTGAACGTGCTTCTCCATCTCGGTGGTCTGTTCGTCACGCTCGGACCTAAGACGGGTGTTCTCCGTTCTGAGGGTGCGGACGAGGTCCTTGAGTTCCCCGAGGGTCTTGCCCTCAAGGCTGTTCCATTGTTCTTGGTTCATGGTGATTAGAAGCCCTTGGCGTGGTCGCTGTCGCCCTTGGGGGCCTGAGCCCTAGGGTTGGCACCCATCTTGGGTTCAAACAGCCCCTGCCAGCCTTGCAGGAGGCTCTGGCGGATAGCCTCGGTGGCCTTCTTGGCCCCCCACTGGCTGAAAGCCTCATCCCAGCCAGCGATGTAGGTGTTGGTCGTAGACCAGCGTTTGGCCCTACGATGCTCCAGCCACTTGTCCCAGACCTCGGACAGTTCCTTGTCAGAACGGATAAAAGAATCCCCCACCAGCACCTCTGGTGCCTTTTCTATCTCCTTGTTTCTATCCTTATTACTATCTGGGTGAAAATTTCTTCGCCCCTGAGATGAAGAATTCTTCACCCCTCCCGTGAAGGGTTTTTCACCCCTGTCCAAGGTATGGCTGACAATGTCCCACAGTGTGCCATCGTCGTCCCTACGCACGTACCCACAATCCATCAGGCGACTGATGCTGTACTGAGTGTTGCGGACCGACTGGCCCATGTACTCAGACAGGGCCTCACGGGTGGCGAAGCACCCACGCTCGTTACAGAGGATGTGGATGACCCCGAACAGGAACTTGTCGGACTGCGTCAGCCGTGCGTCGGTAAACACACGGGACGGAATCCAGACCCCTTTGATCTCGAAGTCCTTAGCCATTGAGTTCCTGCACTCCGAGGAAGGTTGCAGTGTTGGGCTTGCCGAGGGCTTCCCACGACAGCCACATATGCAAGGCACGGCTATACTCGACGGCACCCTTGGCCAGCATCTCCTTGGAGCACTGGTACACACGGCTGTCGAACGGCTTGGTCTTGCCTACGCACACGTAGATGAACGAGGCAGGCTTGCGGATGGCGAACTCAAGGGCGTCCTTGTACAGGCCACTCTGCATAGCCCAGTTGGAATGGTACGAAGCACCGCCCACATTGCTGATGTCAGCCACGGACTTGAGGTCCTTGATGACGGCATGGTCCTCGTGCTCATGATAGCAGTCCAGTTTGCCCTTAAGGCGGACACGCTTGCCCTTGAACTCGCCCTCAGTCACGAGGATTTCGCTGATGAAGGCGGACTCGACGTACGTCTTGCCGTGCTTGCTCTGGAACAGGTTGCCCACGCTGGCCTTCATGCCTTGCATGTCCTCGTAGTCGTCGGCCTTGATGGGCTCACGGTGTCCGATGTCTGCGATGAAGTCATTCCACGTGGCCTTGCCCTGAGTGGTCCTGCGGTCACACACGGGTGCGACAGCGTAGAGTTCTGGGAAGTTGTCGGGCTCCAGCACGAAGGTGTGCAGGGCCGAGCCGAAGGCCATGGCGTCGGTACGGTCAGGGTTGGCCCTGAGCCAGTCGGCGTGGAACGGCGAGACGGCCAAGGCCTTCTTGAGCGTGGACTGATTGAGGCAGTCCAGCGAGCGGTACTTAGCCTCTTCGAGGCCATGTACGATTTCAGACGAGACGAACTCGAACTTGAAATCAGCGAGGGTTGTTGGGTTGTAATGCTTCATGTGCGTGTTTTTGGGAGAGTTGCTGGAGGGCGTGGATAGAGGCGTCTCTGACGTCCCGCATGCTAATTGCGAGGAACGGTGCGTCAGGGCTCGTGCTCTGGCTGTACTCGACGCTCAGGTAATGAGCCATGCGAGCACACTGGAGCATACGCTTCACCTCTGGGTGACGTTGTCTTTTGTCGTGTATCATGTGTGTGTATGAAAGGTTGTGCCCCTTTCGGGGCATTGGTCAACTTATTTGAGGCCCAATTCTTTTTCGACCTTGCCCAGTTCCCGCTCGATGAGGTCCGTGGCCCAAGCGGTCTTGACCCAGTACAGGCCACGCTCGGCGTAAGCCTGCTTGACCCGTTCGAGCCTTCCCTTGAGGAAGACGATTCGGTTGGTGAACTCGGGCGACGAATTGCTCGTCGATGCGATGGTGAGTACGCACTCGGCGTGAGCCGAACGCTTCCTCATGGGCCTAATGGCCTTGGTTTTCTTGATGTTCATGTGTGTGGTTGGAGATTAGCGGCTGAGGCCCATCAGGACTGCCATGTCGCCCTTCATGGTCTTGCGACCACCGTTGTGGGCATGCGAGCAGATGATGACCTTGTTGCCTACGAAGGCGTCGAGGATGAGCAGGAACTGCTCAGAGACACGGCGTCCGTTGGTCTGTTTTGCCAAGGCCTTGATGGCCGAGGGCTTGATGTACTTGTATTTTCTCATGTATGTGTGGATGATAAAGTGATGCCCCCGAAGGGGCTGGCTCTTACCAGATGAGGCCGACGGTCACGCAGAGGGCTACGAGAATAGCCGTGTCGATTACGAGGGCGACGACCCAGAGGGTGCCGATTTGTTGTTTGTTCATGTATGTGTTGGGTTGGAAAGTTGCAGGCTCGGCTATGCTAGACCGACTTACGCCCCGACGTGTTCTCACGCACGTGAAGGGACCTGTGGTTATTGAGGTTCGGCCAATGCCTAACCGACTTACGCTTGGACGTGCTACCATACACGTTTCAAGACCTCAAATTGATAGGCCTGTAATGCCAGTGGGCGAGCGTTCCAAGGCTCTATAGTTGGGGAACTGCCCAGTCTGCAAGTGTGGCCTAAATTGAAACCCCAGCAGGAGGATTACTCCTGCCTTTTAGCACATGCCGACGGTAATGCGAGATACGTTACGGTTATGCGTGGGTAATTGGTGGAGACTAAGGGAATCGAACCCTCATCACACGGATGCCATCCGAGTGTACTGCCATTGTACTAAGTCCCCAAATTGGTGGAGGCTAGGGGAATCGAACCCCTACCGAGCGGATGCAAACCGCCCGTGCTACCATTATCACTAAGCCCCCAAATTGGTGGATGATTGGGGAATTGCACCCCTGTATGTGTCGTGGCCTCTAATGCCTGACATAGTCGCTAGACTCACCCGTAGATTGTTAAAGAACATGGTGCGTTAATCACCATGCATTCAACATGACGTTATGTAGTCCTACGTCAAGCGTCTGTAGATAGATAGTTGTAAGTCGTTGGTCTACAACGAAATCCAGTTACCAGCCCATGTCCCATTCTTGGGCTGTCTGCCACTTTTGGGGGTCGTGGGAGCGTACGAACAGGGGGGAATTAGGTCCCATATGAGGACATGCCCTGAGCGTGTTGTATGATACCCACTCTTGGGCCATGTCGAATTGCTCAGGCGTCGCCTGTGTAACCAGTTTGTCGATACTGTCGTATCCGAATTCTTCATACGCATACATGAGTGCATATGCATGCTCTAGTATGTTGAGGTCATACACACAACGTAGTGAGCCCATGTTGTCCTCAGCCACACCAACGCATGCGTAATCACACCACTCACGTGGTTCGAGCATCATCAAACTGTTGACCTGTTCCTTGTTGATGTTCTTGTTGTGGTCAATGAAGACCTCGACGCCGCTCTTGCCATGCTTCCGCTTCAGCGGATTGGCCTGCTTTGCCTTACTCTTGGTCTTGCCCTTACCAGTGCGTTTGGTTGCCATGACGCCCACCATTCACATACGGTCCATCAAGGGCAAGCCAATGCACACAGTATACACAGACCAGCGAGCATTGGCTCATGCACTCGCTCTCATTGAGTCTGGTGATGACCCCAAGGCCAAGGGCGACCTGAACCATCCTGATGGCCCAGCCATAGGTGCATTCCAGATACACCAGAGTGCATGGGATGACATCAGCGACATGAGGCGACGTGATGGTCTGGCTGTGCATCCTTATCACAGTGCTTATGACCCACAGATAGCACGTGAGTATGCAACCACGTTCCTGATGAAGATAGTCTCACGCTTCAGGGTACATCACAGGGCACCGCCTAGCCCAGCCCTGCTGTATGCGTGCTACTCATTGGGCCCAAGCATACTGAACAAGATAGGCCACATGACGGACATCAAGCACGTCATCAGTCCATATGAGCCCACAGTCGTATGCTCGTACTATGACAAGGCCCCGTGGAAGCCACTCACCTCTGTTGGTTATGCCTATTCCTTGGCCCGACGCAAGATGGCCACAGGCACGAGGTATGAGAATCTTCTCTACGCACACCATGAATCACTCCGAAGCACAGGCATCCCGCTCCTCTGGCTCTAACCGAGCCAAGTTCGACATAGACTTACAGTACGGCCAGCAGGGTGAGAATTGGCTCACATGGCTGGGCACGGACCAAGCCAAGGTCGAGGTCAAGACCGAGAGGGATACTTGGGCAACCACAGGCAATGCCGTATTCGAGTATGAGTGCAGAGGCCACAAGTCAGGCATCGCTGTCACATCGGCCGATTTTTGGGTTCACATATTCAGGCTGGGCGATGTGCCAGCCATGGCACTCGTCTTGCCGACCCAAGACTTGAAGGACTATCTCAGGGCCGCACATGCCAACCCAGCAGGCCATGGCTGTAGGCTAGTCCAAGGTGGCGATGACAATGCCGCCAAGGTCATACTCGTGCCTATCCCTAACCTGTGGAAGATAGCCTGTCGCACCTTACCGTTTGCCACCAGAGGACCTAGCACCTGAGGCACATGGTATCATAGCCTTGGCCCAATCATCTGCCTTCCTAGCCAATCCTAGAGGGTGAATCGTGTTAGGTGTATCTAACCCGACGTGCGAGGCATGGTAAGTCCATAAAGATAGCCCCCCATGTCAACGTACTATCTGCTCACCCCATCGGTTTGAATCGCATTACCCTAGCAGATGACCCATGATTGGGGTCAGACTAGACATAATTCATGTTGTGCGAAGTTCAATCCTCACCCATCTCCTCATCATTTAAGGGGGGCGGGGGGGGTCGAACGTCGGGAATTGGGGATTCGTGAGACGGATAGTCAGGTACTACCGTTTTGTTCAAAAAATCCTTAGGGTCCTTAGCCCAGTCTAGGAAGTTCTGGGTGGATTCAGGCTTAGGCTGGGCCACCTCTAGGTCAATGACCCCCTTGTCGTCGACCCTTACCCCCTGACCCTTGGCCTTGAGCAGTTTGTCGAGGGCATCATGGCTGATACTGAACCTATGCTCAACCACCGCCTGAGGCTGGTCTTGGAGGGCGTTTATCTTGTCGATGCTGATACCCATGGCGATGGGGATTTGGCTGACGTGAAGGGAGTCCAGTTCATCGACCAGTTTTTGGGATGCCCTCTGGACGAAGGCCTTGAGGTTGCGGACCGTCGTCGCCTTGAACTCGTCCTTGAGCCCAGTGACCTCTGGCATGTCTCGCTTGATGGCCATGACATTGTTGGGCGACATGCGGACCGTCTTGGCCACGTCAAGGATGGGTACCCCCGACCTGAGCAGTTCCTCCACCTGTGCTCGCCGCTCCTTGCTGACCCTCTTGCCCGTGTGGTTGGAGGATGGGTTGGTATCAAGTCTCTCGTTGTCCATTGTTGACAACCTGTGGATACTGGGAACAACTGTCAACCAATGGCTGAAGACGTCCCCAACTATTTTGAACGTAAGTTCATCGTGGACATCGTCCCCATCAAGACGACTCACCAGTCCGACCTCAGGATTCTGAAGACCAAGGACAACCGCATGTTCGTCGGCAAGACGACGAAGTCGGCCATCAAGGCGTGGATGAAGGAGTTTGAACTGAAGGCGTCGAAGTACGCCCCAGACAAGCCTCTCACGGGACCGCTGGAGTTGACGCTGTATTTCGGTTTTCCGAACACTTTGGCCGACAAGGGCAAGACCGTCCATATGGACACTCGGCCCGATTTCGACAACTTGGCCAAGGCCGTGTGCGATTCGCTGACTAACTGCGGATTCTGGTTTGACGACTGTCAGGTCGTTTTCGGCAAGATTATGAAGTTTCGCACCGAGAAGCCGTTTATGGGCGTTTGGGTGAAACGGGCTGAACACATCGATTCCACGCTAATGGGGGCGGTCATCGACCATCTGTCACAATGAGCGATTTCGTCCAGTGGAAGGAATCTGACGTCATCGAGCGTTTCGGGGTCCCCAAGGACGAATTGGTCATTTTCAGGAATTCCCTCACTGAGGGCGAACACTGGGAACGGATGCCTCAGGGCAAGCGACCCCTGAAGACCTGTCCCATCGCTTTCACCGAAACTGGCTGGAAGGCCGTCGTGGAGAAGTTCGGCCTCATCGAGGTCCATAGCGACGGCATCGACACCAAGGTCATGGAGCCTGCCGCCGCAGACCCTGAGGTGATGGAGAAGGCCGACGTATTGAGGGCCGACTACCCCAATCACCGAGTGATGTTGGTCAAGACAGAGAGCGGAAAGACGGTATTCTGCAACGTTTTCGACTCAAGGCCGTTCAAACCGAAGATGCCCGTCATAGTTAAGTATCGTGGCGGACGCTGGTATTGCGAGCATCGCCCCACCTCAATCCTCCGATTGAACACTTTGCTTAAGAGAAATTCTCAACCACAATGAAGAAGAACACCAAGAAGAAAGGTGGCAAGCGGTGCTAACCGCCGCCGCCAAATAAAAAGCCATGGGCATGATGAAGATGATTGGCAACGTCGGACGCAAGTTCCGCACTGCCTACATGAAGACATCCCGTCGGAAGACGACGATGCCGAAGCCGATGTCGGAAGATTGGAGGGTTCGTAACCGTGCTGGAGACCCCGAAGCAGGCAACGAGTTCAAGCAACACATGCGGGATGCTGAGTACTACGTTAAGAACAGGCCAGCCCCCGCAAAGCCCGCAATGAAAAAAACGGACGCTGTCATTCCGAGGGAATCTAAAAAGACCCGCATTACTTTCAAGGGTCAGGACATGCAGAAGCGTAACTTCATGAAGTCCCACAAGATGGTCGGTGGCTACAAGTACGGCTCATTCGTCTCGAAGGAGGCCTACCGCACTGGCGGAAAGAAAGCCGTGGCCGACTCTTATGGTCGCAAGGGCTTCACGAACTACAAGACCCGCGTTTACCAGCCGTAATTTCCCAACATGCGTAAAATAGCAATCACGGGCATCCGCAAGGCCGCCCAAGCAGTGGGCCACTACCTCGGACGCAAGTCCCTGCGTGGTGTCGCCCGAGCAAACCGAACCGCCGATAAGGCATATGACGCCATTGGCAGGGGTGTTTCTCGTGCCAGCGATGCGACTGCCAACCTCGTCCGCAAAGCCTCCAAGATGGGCGATGCTTTCGACCAAGCCGCTTTTGGTGCGACTGGCAAGGCCGTGCGTAACGCCTCCGCTTCCGTCATCAGGGCAACTCGTCATGCACGTCCCCGTGCTCGTGAGACCATGGGCCAGATTAACCGCCGCAAGGGCTTGGTCAACAAGGTGTACAAACCCTCCGAAGCGGGTAACACTCGCATGACTAGGATGGGCAACAACATCAACTTCCGTGACGAAAGCGTCCGCCCGAAGCGTGGTGGCTACATGTCCAACAGCAGGCCTCCCCGTGGTGTCAACATGCACGAGATTAAGGCACCCGACAACATCGGCGACTACCAGAAGTACTACAAGGCCCCTGCCTTCGATTACAGCAAACTGTCCTATGACGAAATCAAGCCGATGGGCCGTAGCCCCCGCTACACCAGCAAGCAAGTCCGTGCTGGCAAGCGAGTCGCCCTTGGTGCCGCTGGCGGATACGCCGCTTCCGAATACTACAAATCCAAGAAATCTAACCGATGATTACCCTCATTGCTTCTGCCATCTGCTTCCTCGGTGGCGTGTATGTCGGTGCTCGCTACGGCGACAGGCTCAAAGCCATCTGGTATAGCATCGTAGGCTAAATGGCCGACGACAAGGATACGTACGTGCAGGGTCGGGGTAATCCGAGCCTTGACCCTACACGTACGGACCTTCAGGCGAGGAGAGACGCACTCTTCAGTTCCTCCTTCACCCGTGACAAGAACGGGACTCTGGTCGAAAAGTCTCAACTGGACGCACAGAACGCCGCCATCGACGCACGGACGTCGAAGTTCGGCACCGCAGGCTCCGCAAAGGCTTCCCTAGACCTTAACTCCAACCTGTCGGATGGGGCTAGGGCCAGCATGTCGAAGTTCGGCACCGCCGCATCGGCTAAGGCCTCTCTAGACCTAGACTCCAACCTGTCTGACGCTGGTAAAGCCGCTAGGGTCTCCCTTAATGACTTCGGCTCAAGGGAGTCCATTGAGCGTTCATTTGGCAAGAGTGCCATCCCTAAGACTGAGCGGATGCCTACCCAGAGAGACCTCTCTGGGGGAGGTGCGAAGTCTGGGATACGTAGCACTAAAAAAATTTCGTCCTTCGGACGTGGGGACCCGACTTTCAAGAGTTATAACCCGCAAGCCTTACGCTCCGACTTCTTTAGGGCGGCAGTCAGTTCGGCAAAGCATTTCATTCCGCAGTATGGGCTGTTCGGCACTGGGTTCCACGGCGGTGCCATCAGAATTCAGCCCATGAGGTGGCAGGGAGCATTCCCCGTCATGGAGATTCAACAGTGGGATTCGGCTGGTGCCACCACCTCATACACCGAAGAGGAGGAGGATGATGAATGAGCACGGACCAAATAACCGTGGCTGGGATGCAGTTGACCAAGCATCCCATCATTCACCTGCCTTCAGAGGACGAAATCGTCCAACTGGCTAGGACGCTTGGCTCCGAGGGAGCCGCTGAGGTCCTAAAACGGCGTGAAGAGAAGATTCAGGCCGAACACAACGACCCTTACAGGCACGGCTACGAGCCCGACAGTTGGGCGGAGGCCGACAAACTGCTCATGACGGGCAACGAACTGCTCATCATGGGCGGAAATCGTGCAGGCAAGACGGAATACGCCGCCAAGAGGGTCATGCAGTTGCTCTGCACTAGGCCGAATTCCAGAATTTGGTGCTTACACACGACTTCCCAGACTTCCATCCAGATGCAACAGGCCGTCATCTGGAAATACATGCCTCCAGAGTACAAAACGGCCAAAAAGACCAAAGTCACCAACATCCAGTACTCCCAGAAGAACGGATTCACCGACGCAACGTTCGTTCTGCCGAATCGTTCCCAGTGCTTCTTCATGAACTATGGTCAGGAGAAGAAGGTCATCGAAGGTGGCGAGCCAGACCTCATTTGGTGCGACGAACTCGTGCCTCAGGACTGGATTGAGACCTTAAGGTACCGTCTTGTCACCCGCTCGGGTAAAATGATTCTCACCTTCACGCCCATCACTGGCTTCACGCCTGTCGTCAAGGACTACGTCGCTGGGTGCCGCATTAAAAAGACGCTTCATGCGGACCTTCTGCCCGATACACAGAATGTCCCAAGCATCCCGAAGGGGCACATGCCCTACGTTGCAGAATGCAGCAAGGGCTCGGCCAATGTAATCTGGTTTCATTCAATCCTGAATAGATACTCCCCCTTTGAACAAATCAAGTTAGCACTTAGGGGTCGTGGACCTTATGAAATCAAAATCCGTGCGTACGGCTGGGCTGAATCGCTTGCAGGCTCGCAATTCCCGAGATTCGGGGAGCCCAACATCATCCCAGCGGACCAAATCCCAGAGGAGGGCACGAATTACATGGCTGTTGACCCTGCTGGAGCACGAAACTGGTTCATGGTGTGGCTTCGCATAGACGAGTTTGGCAATAAGTTCGTCTACAGGGAATGGCCCGACATCAGCATGGGCGAGTGGGCCCTGCCGTCTGAAAAGTCCGATGGTCGTGCTGGCCCAGCACAAAAGCAGGGTGCTGGAATGGGCCTGACTGAAATCAAGGAGCACATACTTAACCTAGAGAACGGCGAGGAAATCGCAGAGAGGTACATCGACCCTAGGGCCGCTGGCTCTCCCGTCATCAACAAAGAGGGCGGTACTACCTTGCTTCAACTGCTGGATGAAGAACCGTTGCCCATGTACTTCACTCCGTCTGCTGGCCTAAGGCTCGAAGAGGGCGTGGCCGTCATCAACGACTGGTTCTCCTATGACCAGAATCAGCCTATCTCTGCCGTCAATCAGCCAAAACTTTTTGTCTCCGAAGACTGTAAGAACCTAATGTGGTGCCTAAGGGAATGGACAGGCATCGACGGCGAGAAAGGCTCCAGCAAGGACCCTATTGACGCCCTTAGGTACATAGCCGTCATGCAACCCGACTACGGCGGCACCGACTCTTACAGGGCTTTCGGAGGAGGCTCTTACTGAAATGACCACCAAAATCCCACCGCTCATGAGGCTGGCCGAAGCCGCAAGGCATTATGGCCTATCCAAGACCACGCTTATCCGCCTTCGCAGGCAGGGTGCATTGAGGGTCTTCACCACCCAAGGTAAACAGCACATGTTCTACCGAGACGACATCGAATCTTTCCTTAAACTCAATTCCACCCCTCCCGTAAATGAAGCAAAAGCATAATCAGGTCGGCTCCGACCCTCTGGCCTACCACGAGCGTAAGCCAGACATCAACACGCTCCTTGAGGAGTACGAGCGTTCCGCCTACCACGGCACCATGGTGTCCAAGATGTCGTGGGCAGACGACGTCCGCTACGCTCGCTGGGCTGGCCAGACCGACGACGGCAAAAAGCACTCGTGGGCCCGTCCTGAAGGGGACCCTGCGTTCCCGTTCGAGGGTGCGTCCGACGTCCGTGTCCGCTTGGTCGACAGGCTCATTCGTGACCAGAAGGCCATGCTGATGACTTCCTACAACGCCTCTACCCTCAAGGTCGGCGGCACCGAAGTCAACGACGCCATGGCCGCTTCCTCGGCCACCAATCTCATGCGTTGGCTCGTGGAGACCAAGTTGAAGGCTGAGGTCCAGCGTGAGGCTGAACTCGTGGCGGACTACATGCTCACCTACGGTTGGTCCTGTGCCCAAATTACGTGGGATAGGCAGATTGGCATCAGGCGTCAGACGATGACCATGGAAGAATTGTTCGCCGTCGCCGAGCAGGAAAAGGCCATGGGTGCTGGCGGAGTCACTGGAGAACTCATCGCCGCAATCCAGAATCCGCAGAAGGAGGAGTACGCCATCGAACTCTGCAAGCAGGTGCTCCCTCAAATGAAGCAGAAGGACATCCGTAAATTCGTGGTCAAAATGCGTGACGAAGGTCAGGGAGAACTTGAAGAAGTTTACATCCAGAAGAACCTTCCCCGTGTCACGGCCCTAAAGCCCTTCGACGAGGTGTGTTTCCCTCCCGAGACGTCCGACCTTCAGCAGGCACGTGTCATCTTCCGCAGGCAATTCATGACCGAAGTCGAACTTCGTGGGATGCAGAAGAACGCTGGATGGGACCCTGAGTTCATTGAAGCGGCGGTAAAGACCTCTGGTAACCACTTTTACTTCAACGACCCGAACCTTGTTCCCACCACGACGATGCTCAACTCGAACATCCAGCGTGGCGACAACCTAATCGAGGTGGTCTGGGCCTACTACAGGCAGTTGGACGAGAACGACATCGCATCCATCTACTACACGGTTTTCTCTCCGCACGTAGGCAACGGTACTTACGCCATTCAGGACATGCTGAACTACGCACACGGAGAGTATCCGTTCGTATCCATCAGGTTCGAGATGACGAGACGTCAAGTTACCGAAAGCCGAGGCATCCCCGAGATTTCCAAGACCGAACAGGACGAGGTCAAGGCACAGCACGATGCGTTCCGTGACAGGACCGCACTTGAAATCATGCCGCCTGTGAAAGTGGTCAAGAGAGTCGGTGCATTGAACAGGATTGCTCCGGGTCAAGTGCTTCCAGTTTCCACCAAGGATGACTACACTTGGATGGAGCCTCCGCAGGGCAAGGCAGAGTACGCAATCAGCATCATTCAGCAGATTGAAACGAACCTCGGAAACTTCTACGGATTCATTGTCGGAGAAACTATCGACCCTAACAAGGTAAGGATGGCCCAGCAGTTGCAGGTTAATAACTGGCTCGGATTCTGGACTCAGGTTTACAAGCAACTGTTCTCCCTGTGCCTCCAGTTCATGCCAGAAGAGGAGGTGACCCGCATCACTGGTGCTCCGCTCAAGCAGAACATGTCTGACATCCATAGCCAGTACGACTTCAACGTGCGGTTTGACGTCCGTGACACCGACCCAGAGTTCGTCATGGAGAAACTTAAGGCCATCGTGGAGACTGTCGTGCCTCTGGACAGCGGAGGCGTCATCGACAGGAACAAACTGGTCAAACTCGTCATCGAGGCCATCTCGCCAGACGCCGCAAGGGAACTGGTCATCGACCAGACCACAGCCTCCCAGAAGTTGTACAAGGACGTCATCAACGACGTCGGTATGATGATGCTCGGCAACGAGGCTCTCTACGTCGAAAACGACCCAGCCGCCGAATCCAAGATGCAGTACCTTCAGGAAATCCTCCAAAAGAACCCGAAGGCCGCTCAGGCGGCTCAGGGAGACCGTGTCTTCCAGATTCTGCTGGAGAACTACTCCAAGAATCTCCAGATGTCGGTGGAACAGCAGAAGAACAAGACCATCGGACGCATCGGAGTCTCGCCTGCATCGGAGCAGATTCAGCAAGAAATGGGTGAAGCCATGCAGGAACAGCAGGCCGCACCTCAACAGGCCGCCCCCCAGCCCCAGCAGGGCATGGGCGGAGTACCCTCTCCCCTTCAAATGGGAGGCATGCTGTAATTTATGGCTGAAATCGACACCAACACCCGAGCATTTGGGTACACCAATACTGACGCAGACGCCCTTTATAAGGCTGTCTTGGTCATAACTGACGAGAATTTCCAAAATGACCTAATCAGGGTCATGGAGGCGAAGACCGTCGGAGAGGAGAGGGCGTTCTATAGCGGCAGGGTTGCCGCTTTTAACGACTTGCTCCGACTTTTTCAGGCCAACAGGGACTTCATGATGAAGGTCAGGGAAGGAAAGCAGACCAATCCCAACCAAAACGGCTGACGAGCACGCAACTCCTTGCATCTGACCCTAAACGTACAACCTTTCGACTACTTCTGCGTGCAAAGCAACGCTGACTATGGACCCAAACAACACGGATAACACCGAACCTCTCGGACTTGAGCCCGAGATTAATCCGCTCATGGCCCAACAGAGCGAGCGTACCGACCTCGCCGATGATGAAAAACTCTCCCAATTCTTTGGGCGAGCCCTCGCTGACGGTCAGCAGGAAGCAGAACCTCAGGCTGTTGAACCTGAGGAAGCGGTGGATGAGGACGTTTCAGATGCGTCCGAAGTCGCAACCGAGGAACCCGAAGCAGAATCGCAAGAGCAGGAAGACGAGGAGCGACAGGTCCAGCCTAAGGGCGTGGACAAGCGTATCTCCAAGTTGACCGCCCAGCGGAAAGAGGCTGAGGAACGTGCGAAGAAACTAGAGGAAGAACTCGAATCGCTCAAGCGTCGTCAGGCCACTCCCCAGAATGCCAACAATCCCTTCGGCAAACTGGATACGGAGGAAAAAATCGAGGCCGAGTACGAGCGTCAGAAGGAAATCCGCCTGTTTTGCGAACGTTACCCCGACGGATATTACGAGGATGGCAAGGAGCCCATCGACAAGGAGCAGATTGCGAAGGCCAAGGTCAACGCTATCCGTGCCACCGAGGACTACCTACCGAAGCAGTTAGACTACGTGGAGAAGAGCAAGAACTTCAAGGCTGTTGCTCGAAAGGAATTCCCGTGGCTGAATGACCCCTCCGATAAGCGAGCCATCATGGCCAAACGCTTCATCGAGGCTGTCCCTGAAGTCACCAAGTTCCCTGACTACGAAATCTATGCCGCTCACCTTGCCACTGGCATGGTGTCCTACCATCAGCAGAAGCAGGCCTCCCGAACGGGAAATCCTGTCCAGCAGAGGGTGCCCGTCCAGCCGACCATGTCTTCCCTCCCGCCGCCTCAGGCCAAAAAGCCCGATGTCGTGAAGGCCAAGCAGGCAGAAGTCCGTTACAGGCAGTCGTCCTCACTCGACGATTTGAGCGACGTGTTCCGAAACAAGTTCATCTGAGAAACCAAAATCATCATCACTATGGCCTCTCTATTCGAGTCCCAGTTCCAGAATGACCGTCCTCTCAAGGGTGCCCGTATCGGTATCCGTGAAGAACTGTCCGACCTCATCACCAACGTCGACGCCAAGGAGACCCCCATCTCCTCCATGGCCAAGCGTGGCTCCAAGCCTGGAAATACCACGTTCCGCTGGCAGGTCGACCGCAACCCCGAGCCGTCCGTCGAACTCGGCATCCTTGATGGCAAGGACGTCGACCCGACCAGCCCGAGCACCAACTCCGACTTCAAGCAGTACACCATCGGTTACCGCACTGAAGTGGAAAACAACATCCACCTGTTCCGCCGTGCGGTGCATGTGTCCAACCTGACTCAGGACATCCTCAACCTCGCTGGTGTGAAGGATGAACTGTCCCGTCAGTTGGCGAAGGCCACCATCGACCTCAAGCGTTCGATGGAAATCACCTTCACCTCGGACATCATGCCTGCTATCGACGATGGCATCACCCCCTACCGCACCCGATGCCTCACGGCTTGGATTAAGAAGGACAAGGCCACCGCTGACAGGAATGCCGACAAGTACGGCGTCCAGAATCAGGAAATCCGTACCATCAACGAGAACTTCTGCACCCCTGAGTCCTCCATCGTTGGTACCAACACGCTCGTCGAGACCCTCAACGAGAACACGGTTCAGGACCTTATGACCTCGGTCTATGAGCAGACTGGCCAGTTCAAGAACCACGAAGCCGTCGTCGGCACCAAACTCAAGCGTCAGTTCACGGAACTGGTCTACACGACCCGTGCCCCTGCTGGTACGCCTGCCCAGTCTGGTATCCGCTCGACCCGTGATGCGTCCGCTGACACCATCAAGGCGTCCGTCGACTACTTCGAGGGCGACTTCGGTAAGTTGGCCCTTATCCCGACCCAGTTCCTCCACGCTGGCGTGAACCCCTACACCATCGTCGAGTACACCGAAGGTGGCGTCCAGAAGTTCAAACTGTACGATGGTCGCACTTCCACGGAAGACAACCGAGTCAAGGCCCAGACTGGCGACGGCAACACCGCTGGCGTCATCACTTTCGGCAACGGTGGCCTCGCCGCCGCCAAGAACACGATGACCAACGCCCAGCAGGGTGCCCTGACGGCTAACAACCTCGTCATCGCCGCCGCTACCAACAGCGAAGCCGACAGGAATGCCGCCTTCGCTCTGGCCAAGACCCGTGCCAACCTGCACGCCGACAACGCCAAGTCCAAGGGCTTTATCATCCCGTGGGACATGCTCGAAGTCCGCTACGGTGGCAACATCGCTCAGGTCAGGGAACTGACCGAAAACGGTGGCGGTCCCCGCCGCATGATGGAGGCTATGGCCGCTCTGCTGGTCCACAGCCCCCTGACGTTCGGCATGCTGGACTATCGCTCCAACCTGTCGTAATCCTACGAGGTCATGGCTGGCATTCAGTCCATCCATGAGTCCATCCCTGATGACCTGCTCAAGCCTATGCTTGAGGAGTTTCGGACGGGATGGAGCCTCCGTAAGGCTCAGGCCGAAGCCACCAAGAAGGCTCTGGGTCAACTGAATCAACTTCAACACCGCCATGTTGATGGTCTTGGCCAAATGACTGCACGTATCCCAGAGGAGTCCTACCATTACTGGGGACAGAGACTGGGATACGCTTGCTGGCGGGACAACGGTTTCATGAAGAATTTCCTTCGTGACAACCCAGAGTGCAGGGTGAACTCCAAAGCGGAGAAAACCACCCTCCTCGTCGACGGCTTTGGCCGTTCCCTTTCTTAATGCGTTCCGTCAATTTCAGCGATGTCCTGCATGCCAGCCTGCAAATCTGCGGTCTGGACAGGAACCTGACCACCCCCGAGAGGTTCGCCATGGTCCGAGACCTTGCTTCCATGCGTCTTAGGACCATCTGGGAGACTAATGAGTGGACCGACCTCAAAACCCTGACCTTCTGCCCTGTCGTTTTGACCGACGAAAGGCGTGTCGTGACCTTCGACCCCACCATTGGGCAGGTCCTGACCATCTGGGATAAGGACCCGATGTCCAAAACGGCCACCCAAAAGGACTTCGACCTCGTCGGAGACGTCATCAACCTTCGTGACAGGACTATCAGCAACGTCTGGGTGGAGAGCCGCAAGGAATCCCCTAGGCTTTATGGCGATGCTTGGAGCACCAGCACCTCTTACAGGCCCAACGCTCAGGTTTACTACGACGCTGGGAGCGAAAGCGGCTCCCTGACCCCCGTCGCTGGC